CATAAAGCTTCTAACCCCGGAGCGCCTCTGGTTGACCAAAAACGATCCTAGTGGTTTATGCGCAGCATGAACGTTGGGGCAAATGATGACAAAACCTGCGCAGGATATCCGTGATCGACTGGCCAAGTTGGAAGCTTTGTTTGCCCGCGGGGCGACAGAGGGAGAGCGTGCTGCGGCGGGTGCTGCGCTGGAGCGAATACAAGCCCGTCTGGATCTGGGCGGCGGCAAGGCTACAGCGGAGCCCGAGATTGAGATGCAATACTCGCTCCCTGACGTTTGGGCGGTCAAGCTGTTCGTGGCCCTTTGTCGAAAGCATGAGATCAAGCCCTACCGCTACCCCCGACAGCGGCGGACGACAGTAATGGTTCGCGTGCGCAAAACGGAATTTGAGCACACGATTGCCGCCGAGTTCCAGAGCCTGCACCGTGAGTTGACCGGATACTTCAGCGAAATGGTGGAGCACCTTATCGCGAACGTCATGCAATCAGATAGTGATGACGAGACATTGGAGCAACGCCAAATCGCACAATAGGCCTTGCCAGTGTGCGTTATCAGGGGGCGGTGATTTTGTAAACTCGTCCGCGCCCATCGACCTTTTCCGATGTTATGGTCAGCCCGAGCTTCTTTTTGAGCACGCCGGAGAGGACGCCACGCGATGTGTGCGGTTGCCATCCTAGTGCTGCGGCGATCTCGGCAATCGTTGCGCCGCCTTCGGCTTGCAGCATCGCAATCAAAAGAGCCTGTTTGCTGCCATGGTGCTGGCGGTCAGGTTTCCCTTCGCTATGTTGAAGGATTGCTTTGCCCTTTGGGGCTTCGGTAATGCCCAGCACAATTTGCGCCTTCGTCGTTGCACGTAGGGTGATCGGGCCGCGATCGGTGTCGTGCCGCCAGACGGTGTTGTCATCAGCTGCGACGACTTCTTCGATCAGCCTGTGCTTTAGGAGGCTTTTGCAAACATTGCCGACGGCGCCCCCTTTGAGTTTGGCGGTGACGGGAAAAACCAGCCCGTCCTCGCGGTCGCATGCGGTTGATAGGATAGAAGTCTGCGCTTGGGACAGCTGGATATGGGACATGGTCATCTCCGGTTTGGGTTTCCGCATTTTGCGGAAGCTTCTACCGGTTAAAGCCCGCCGTCTGGGCGGGCAGTGTTGTGATGGTCATGAAAGGCTAGTCGCTGTCAGCCATCGCGGCCGCAACGGTGAAATGCTGAACCCAACCGGTCAGATACGGCAGCCCAGCGGGGATGCCGTCCACACGCTCGGTTTGGCGGCTGATGCGCCAGCCCTGCCACCGGCGGATCGCAGATTTAATGGCCACCTCGCTGTCGATGTTGCCGCCGGTCATGTTGCCAACCACGTCGTCGGCGAAATGGCGCCCCATGCGGCTATCAAGAAAGTCGCGAATGCCGATCATCTCGTCCTCGCTGTCGGCGCGGATGGCGGCGGCGATGAGAGTGGATGCCAGCGTCCAGACCTCGGCGCTGCGGCGATCGCGCAGGGGGCAAAGGGTGAGGGTGCCAAAGAAGCCATGGGCCTCATTGCAGGTTGGTAAAACTGTATGTGAGGTCATTGGCCTGCCTTCCATTCGACCCAGTGGTCCTGCTCAAACACATAGGTGTGGCAGAAGTCGCAGCGCGGTTCGGGATGGATCACCGGCGCGCGCGGTGGCTCAAAACAGTCAAGCTTGTCCGCGCGGACCTGCCGGATCTCGCGGGCGGCAAGAATGTCCTCGGGCGTCCAGCGCGAAAGAGCGGCCAGCATGTGGGCGGGATAGCCGTCGTAATGAACGTAGACGTGGGCCCATTCCTCGGGGCTGGTCTGGATGGCGATCTGTGCGCGAGTGCTCATCTTGCGGTCCTCCGTCAGATCAGCTGCAGGGCAGCCAGCGTGGCGCTGGCGGCCGCCAGCTGGCTGGTGGGCAGTTCGATCTTCAAATGCGAGATCACGTCGGAGGCTTCAGCGGCAATGCCGTCCTCGCGCAGTGCCGCCTCAATGGCCTCCGCGACAGCGTCGGGGCGGCTTCGGTCAAACTGATCGGGCAGTGTTGCGTAGTTGATGCGGATGGTTGTGACAGCGGTCATGATTTGGCCCCTCAGCTTTGGTGTTCGATCACGGCGAGTATGGCAATGGCCATGCCGCCGAGATATTCGCTGCGGCGAAAGACGGTATCGTCGATCTCGTTTGCGGTGGTGATGCCGGGGTCTACTGCAAGGTCAGCAGCCATATGCGGTAGCAGGCGCTTGGCCTCGGCGTTGTAGCGTTCTGCGATGGTCATGTGGGTGGCTCCTGGAAGCGTCGGTTGATGTGATTAACTTCGCTCTACCGGGGCGCTCTAGCCAGTATAATCGCAGCAATTACATGACTTTATTCGGGGCGTCTGGATCATCTAATGTCATCGGCGACCCAACCCATCGGCGTGATCGCCAAGCTGCTTGATCTCTCGGAGCGGCGGGTCCAGCAGCTGAGCCGGGAGGGGGTGATCCCGAAGGCGGAACGGGGGCAGTATGACCTGATCGGATCGGTGCGTGGCTATGTGCGCTATCTGCGTGACCAAGCGGTAAAGGCGCAGGCCGGTGCGCCCGACTATGCGGCCGAACGGGCGCGGTTCATCCGCGCGCGGGCCGATCTTGCTGAAATGGAAGCGCAGGAAAAGCGCCGATCGCTTATCGCAGCCGACCAGATCGAGGCGGCGTGGATCGCCGTGCTGGCGCTTCTGAGAACTCGCCTGCTGGCGCTGCCGGATCGGCTGGCCCCGCAGGCTTTTGACCAATCAACCGTCGGAGATACCCGGAACCTGATCCGTGCCGCGATCCGCGAGGTGCTTGATGATCTCGCGCAGCCAGACATTGAACTCGAAGCTGATGTTGACCTTGAAGGGGTCACCGATCCTGAAACGGACGGTGAAGGCCGCACTGGCGGTGCTGAAACCACCGCCGGACCTAACAATCAGTGATTGGGCGGATCAAAACCGGCGGCTGAGCTCGGAGGCCAGCGCCGAGCCCGGACAGTGGCGCACGAGCCGCGCAGAATATCAGCGCGGGATCATGGAGGCGGTCTCGGATACGACCACAGAAACCGTGGTCATCATGTCTAGTTCACAGGTGGGAAAGACCGAAGTTTTGAATAATTCTGTCGGCTTCCACATCGATCAGGACCCGGCGCCGATCATGGTGGTGATGCCGACAGAGCGCGATGCAGAAACCTGGTCGAAGGACCGCTTCTCGCCGATGGCGCGGGACACCCCGTGTCTGCAGAACAAGATCGCCAACCCCAAATCGCGCGACGGCAACAACAAGATCCTGCACAAGCGGTTTCCGGGCGGGCATCTGACCATCGTGGGTGCCAATGCGCCGTCGGGTCTGGCAAGCCGCCCGATCCGGCTTCTGCTGTGCGACGAAGTGGATCGCTACCCGTTCAGCGCAGGGGCTGAGGGTGATCCGGTAAATCTCGCGCGCAAGCGGACGGTGACGTTCTGGAACCGCAAGATCGTGCTGGTCTCGACGCCGACGAACAAGGGTGCAAGCCGGATCGAGGCGGCGTTTGAGGAAAGCGATCAGCGCCGGTTCTGGGTGCCATGCCCGGAGTGTGGGGCTGAGCAGATTTTGACCTGGCCGCAGGTGAGATGGGACAAGAATGAGGACGGCAGTCACAAGCCGGACACGGCAAGGTATCATTGCGTGGAGTGCGATGCCCCTTGGCGGGACGAGACCCGCTGGGCTGCGGTCTCAAAAGGGCATTGGATTGCTGAGCAGCCCTTTGCAGGCACAGCCGGGTTCCACCTGAATGAGATCTATTCACCTTGGGTTCGGTTAGCGGCGATGGTGAAGACCTTCCTGTCGGCGCGGGCTGGCGGGGATGACATGATGAAAACCTTCATCAACACCTCGCTTGGCGAGACCTGGATGGAAAGCGGCGAGGCACCTGACTGGCAGCGCCTGCAGGGGCAAAAGGAAGAGTGGAAACCGAGCACTGTGCCAGCGGGTGGGTTGTTTCTGACCGCAGGTGCCGATGTGCAGAAGGACCGGATCGAGGTTGATGTTTGGGCGTGGGGGCGTGGCTTGCAAAGCTGGCTCATTGATCATGTGGTGATCGAGGGCGGCCCGGGCGATCCGGCGTGCTGGCAAAAACTCAGCGATCTGCTGGGACGGACATGGGCGCATCCCAGCAGCCAGCACCTCGCAATCGCGAAGCTGGCCATCGACACCGGCTATGAGACCAGCGCCGTCTACGCCTGGGCGCGGCAGGTGGGGTTTAGCCAGGTCGCACCGGTCAAGGGTCTTGAGGGCTTCAACCGCGCCAGCCCGGTGACAGGGCCAACCTACGTGGATGCGACTATCGGCGGCAAGCGTCTGCGGCGCGGCGCACGGCTGTGGTCCGTCGCGACCTCGACGTTCAAAGCAGAGACCTATCGCTTCCTGCGCCAAGACAGACCAACGCCGGAGGAGATCACAGGCAGTGCGGAGTTCCCCGCGGGCACGGTGCATCTGCCCAATTGGGCTGACAGCGAATGGCTCAAGCAGCTGACGGCCGAGCAGCTGGTCACGGTCAGAAACAAGCGTGGGTTTGAAAAGCTCGAATGGCAGAAGATGCGTGAGCGTAACGAGGCGCTGGATTGTCGGGTCTATGCGCGGGCGGCGGCGTGGATCGCGGGGGCAGATCGC